TGCAGCTTCTCGATCATGGCGGGCGTGTCAAAGACCTTCATCGTTTCGTCCACCGCCAGGGGTAATCCGCCGCGCACCACAAAGGTGACGGCCGCCATCTTGCCGACGTTGAAGTCCATGCCGACGTGCAGCACCTCTCCAGGGCGAATAACTGCGTCCGTATGGTTCGCCCGCCGATCGAAGCAGTAGTACACGACGCCGGCATAGTTTTCGAAGCTGGCCTCGTACTCCTGACGGAACGTGCGCGGGTCCATCTTGCGCCGCGCGGATTCAATTTCGTCAGAGGGCACATTGCCGCCTTCCAACGAGGTATACAGCCAGCTCTTGTGATCCGGCTGGCGCCCGTCCTGTCCGTCCCGGTAGGTGTCATAGCAATGGTTAAAGCCCTTGGGCGTGCCGATGCGCAGAGCGTGCCCGCCCACGTGCGGCACGCCGTCAATCACATACCGGCAGGTCGACAACATGGGCCGCAGGACCTCTTCCCACGCCGCGTATTTGCAGTCGGCCCACTCATCGACCAAGACAAAGAACAAGCCGGAGCCGCGCAGATCGTCGTAGTTCTCTAGGCCCACGCAGCGAATCAGATGCCCGGTCGTCAGAGTGATCAGCATGTCCGTTTCGTTGGGCTTGCAGGCCCGCCAGCCGGCCGGGATCGCTTGCTTCAACCGGCGCCAAAACACGCGGCGGGCCTGCTTTTGCGTCGGGGCGGCGTACCAGATCTCGTCCTCAACGCTCACGCCCCACTTCACCGCCAGGCGGGCCGCCCGGCGCATCTCGGCTTTGCCGAGGAAGGTCTTGCCGAATCGACGACCGCACACAGCATCCCTGAAGCGCGCATTCGGCTGCCAGCCCCACACATAGATGTTCGCCTGCTTGGGCGTCAGCGCCGCAGGCGCATCAAAGGACGGGATTGCCTGGCGCGGGCTCGTCGGGAGCAAGGACATATTCAGCTTGCTCCGGGATTTGGGTGCTGGCAGTCGCCGGCTTCACCGGTTCCATGCGTCTGTTCACATATGCGTCGCCAACCTCCTTCGCGGCCTGTTCAAGGACCTGTAGGACCATGGCCATGTTGCGCATGCCTTCGGCCTTTGTGGCGATTCGCTGCAGCGTCCGGAGACGGTAGGCACGATGCGCGATGGGGATCTCCCCCGCGCTCTTTTTCAAGTTCTCGCGGGTCGAAAAGAATAGTTCGCGCCATTTCTTGGCCAAGCTCCTGCCAGCCACCTTAGTTGGGTCGTACTGCGCGACCTGGCCCCGAGGAACGCCCAATCCGAACTCTTCCAGCACTGCGTCAGCGACCTGGCTAGGGGTATCCCAGCAAGCTAGAGCTTGGACGATAAATTGCTTGTGAGTGTCCGTCAGTTTTGCCATGACCCAGGTCCTAAAGCGAATGGGCTGGCCTGCCGTTAATTGCTATTTACAACACTGGACTTCAAGATGAGCACAACGCCACCGCCAGCGACGATTTCGTCCGATCCATTCACCGCACTCACTCCGGCGGCCCAGAAGCGCGCGATATTCTCTTGCTTTGGTACGGCCTTTCTGGTCTCGGCTGCATCCATATGGTTTGCCTTGGGAAGCATGGGGGGAATCGACGAGATGGTTTGCTTTGCCGCCTACTTAGGGAGCTTCGTTTCGATCACCTCACGACTTTTGGACCATGCGGCATTCACGATGAACATTCACGCGCGGCGCAAAACAAATTGGTGGGACGGCGCCTACCTAGCTACAAGAATATCCATCGGGGGTGCGCTGGGCATCGCAGCAGCGTATACCACTATGGCTATTCAGGCTGGTCTGGGAACAACTGACCATGCGCCACTGTTGCCCGTCGTGGCCGCCTTTGCAGCGTCATACGCGTTCAAAGCTCAACCGATAGCACTCAAGTAGCGTCACGCGGCTCATATGCAGCAACCACACGCACGGGCGACGTCCAGCCGCGGGACGGCGGGCGTGGCGCCAGCCGCCGCGACTAGGCGCCGCACTCCCGACGACGGCCCGTACCGCGCCACGACGCCCACGAACTCTTCCACGTCGTGCCCGACGATCCGCAGCTTCGGCAGGCCCAGCCTGTCGAACGCCGGCGCGCCGTAAGTGTCAACCGCCCGCCCAATGTGGTACAGCTCATGCTCGACCAGCGCGCAGAAGTCCGCGTCGGGGCAGGTGTCGCAATAGTCCGCCGAAAGCGTGATCAAGAAGGCCGGCACTCGGCCGAACCATTCGATCATCTGCTGCTCTTGGCGCGCCTTTTGCCAGCCGCCAGCGCGGAACATGACCTGTTCGGCCTGGCCCGGCACAATACGGCCCGCCTTTTCGATAGCGCCCGGCGCCCACAGGAAAGCCAGATCTGCGTCGATCAGGTGGGCGTGATCGGGGTTGTAGAGGGCGCCACCTTTTGCAAAGATCGCTTGCTCAACCCACACCGACAGTTCTGGCGCAGGATAGAAGCCACCACGCCCATCTGGGTGCGGTGGTGGCCGTGGCCGTTGTGATTTGGCGAATGCCATCTGTACCACCCACCGCGCGCCAAACGGTGGCGCCCGGAACAATAACTTGCTGGAATCAGCCGGCCGGAATACAAGTACGGTCAGGCGACCGCTAGGGCAACCGCCCATCGTCCGCGCTACGCCAGCCCCAGCAAGGAGGGCTCCAATGAAGGACATTGACCTTGCTGCAATGCAGATTGCCTGCCGAAACTTGGCGAGAGGGGCCCTATGGTCAGAACAGGGCACACCTGAGATCGCGGTGGCGGAGCTTGCGGGCGAATTCATGCGTATTGCCTCTGCGCAGGCCGCCGACGTGATCGAATTCGGTCGAGACCCCAACATAACTACGCGCGCGATTCGATATCTGACTTATACCCATGTAATCCCGATCGGAAGCGATGCCAAATGGTGGTTCACCGAGATGCTTACTTGCCTTCTCGAACTCGCCGTCCCATCGATGATTCAGACGTCCGAATCCAGCGCCTTCCTACGGGATGTGCAGAAAGGGATTGCAGAATTGACTGGGCCGGCCGAGGAAACGGAAAAATGCGATCGACCTGACGCCGATTGCGGCGCAGCCGAGGAATGAGAGGGAGTGCGCCACATGATTGAAGCTCTCTGGACCTTGAAGTTTGGCCGATATGGCGTCCAGGATGGCGCCGGTGTCATGGTGCTCGAGGCGGGCCGGTTGTTTGGCGGTGACAGCAGCTTTTCATTTATTGGGAGCTACGCCGTCAAAGGTGAAAAGCTGCTTGCGAAGGTCCGCGTCAAGCGTCACTCGGAATACTTGCCCAACATATTTGGGATTGAAGAGTGCGATCTGGTCATTACCGGTACTACAGAGTCAACGCAGTTGCGACTTATTGGTGAAGTCGTGGGTCAACCAGGCGCAGTTACTCAGATCCTCGCCACGCGCGACACCGAATTGCCGTCTGTTTAAACGCAAAAAGCCCCGGTTTCTTGGCCGGGGCTTTTCTTCAGATCGTACTTGCTACGAGTCTGGGTAAATTCTGCATAACTTGATTCACCCGGTCAAGACGGGCAAGAAGAACCAGTCCATGGTCCAAAGCCCCAAAGCCACGGCTGTAGCAGCCACTAAAAATGAGCGCCGGCTATGCCGCAATCCGACTGAAGCCAGGGAAACAGCCCTATTGCGCTTCCGCAGCACTCTCTCCCATCGTTTCAACGCAAACAGGTACCCGGCGTAAATCACTGGATACGCTGTCAACATCCATAAGAAGGCGCGATGATGCAACTGCTGCTCGTCCAGCGCAGTGAGCGCCAGCGTGCAAGCGGAAGTGACCAGCAATAAGGCACTTTCGATGTAATCCTGAATGGACGCTATAGCCAATTCTGCTTTGGGCGTGCCGCGTTGATGCCTGATTACGCCGCGGCCTGCAGTCAATCCAGCCATGGCTGCAAGCCAAAACGATGCATAGGATAAAAAGTGCGACCGCCCTGCATCAGAAGTAACGAATGCCGCCGCGCTACCGTGGTTCAAAACACTGATTACTAACACGGGCGGTAGCAACAAGATGAGCGCCAGCCCGAAGATGGCCCAATCGGCCTGGGTCATTTTTTCGCTATTTTTCAACACTCCCAGCTCCAAGCGGTGAACTCCTTTTGATTAACGGCAGCAGCCAGGCAAGCTGAAATGCCGAGTGCCACTTACTCGGTCATCTTGCGGTATCGCGTGCACGGATCTTCACACGAGATAGAACGGCGCGCCTAGCCCCTTCTGCCAGCCGCCCTCGCGGAACATGACCTGTTCGGCCTGGCCCAGCACAGTACGGCCAGCCTTCTGGAAGCCCGTCGACGCCCACGCGAACGCCAGATCAGCGTCCGCCAGGTGCACGTGGTCCGGGTTGTTGACTGGTCCGCTACCCGCCACGATCGAGTCCAGCGCCCAGGCGAGAAGCTCGGGCGCCGGCTGCAGTTGCAGGAGGCCGGACTGGCCTGTGCGTTCCAGCCATTCGGCCGGTGGCCGCGGCCGTCCCTCACCCACGGCACGTCTGGGCAACCTGGCCATGCTCACACCTTGACACTTGCCAACTTGGCTCGTTGAGATCCGCTTTGAACTGGCCGGGCCTTTGCATGCCCCCGGCCTGGACGTTCCTGCAAGCCACACGGATTAACCTAGCTGAATCCGTAGCATATGGTTTCAAAATACTAATAGATTTTTAGTTCCTGAATCTGGATGATATCGATCTATCGACGTTATCGCTTCCTTGGATCTATCCCATGCGTACTGCTTATCAAACTGCCATTTTGCTGGCCGCCCTGTTTTTCCGCGTAAAGCATAGCCGCGTGCGCATCAGCCAGACGACCCTCAAATTCTTGTCGCATCGTGAACGCCTGCGTGCGCCCTTCATCGTCAACGTGTCCGATGCGTTGACTGATTACGGCCTTTACATGGTCGAGTTGGACATCGGAGGCTATGCCATCGTCGCCAGCAAAAGCCTGGAAGGCGCGAAAGCCGCTACCGCTAAACGATATATGCAAGACCTCCTGGACAAGCTCCGTAGCGGTGATGAATTGAATTACACAGACTTGCAAGCCGAGATCGACAGCGGGAATGAGGATCCCAACGACGAAGACTCTGATTCCAACGAATAGCCCACCGTACCCGAAGGGCAACTCGCAATATGGCCAACCCGCATTCACGGATTGGTCGCAACCAACTACCACGAACGTGGTCTACATAGGAGGCCAGAACATGGCAAAGCTGTACCAAATCACCCCGAAAAAGATGGCAGATCAAAGCGTCATCGATGACGTGAAGAAAGCACTGAAGGACATCACGGAAGTGACGTCGTCCACGCTCTACGGCGGCGTTTTCACTGTGGGCACGGATTTGGATGTGAAGGAATTGGCTGACAAACTGCAGGCTGCCGGCGTCAACGTCACGATCGTCAAAAAGCCCTAATTCGACATTCCTTAAAACTAATGCGCCAACGGCGCCGGGCAGAGCAATGTGAGCGCCGCCAGTCAGGCTGATGCTTTTTAGAAAAGCCCAGCTGGCGCCGCAGCTACATCCCAGCTGAAGATCAGGATCTCGCCCCGCTCCACCCCGCGGCCCCCGCCCACCGTGTAGCGGATTTCGGTGGCCTCGATGTGAAACCCGTCAAACGCCCGGCGAATGTCCGGATGATCGTTCAGGCTTACGATCGCGCGGCCCTGCAGCTGGCGCATACGCGCCGCCATGTCCTCGTACTGTTCGAACCCGAACTGCACGCCATAGCCTTCGGTCGCCCAATACGGCGGGTCCATATAGAACAGCGTGTGGGGCCGGTCGTACATCTCCAGGCACTTCTGCCACGGCAGATTCTCGATATACGCCCCGGCCAGGCGCAGATGCGCCATCGACAGGTTTTCTTCCAGCCGCAGCAGGTTCAAGCCCGGCGGCGCCGTCGTCGCAGTACCGAAGGTCTGACCGTCCACCTTGCCGCCGAAGGCGTTCTGCTGCAGGTAGAAGAAGCGCGCGGCCCGCTGGATATCCGTCAGCGTCTCCGGCCTAGTGATCTGGAGCCACTTGAACACGTCGCGGCTGGTCAGCGCCCATTTGAACTGCCGGACGAACTCTTCCAGGTGGTGCTGAACCACGCGATAGAGGTTTACCAGCTCGCCGTTGACGTCGTTCAGCACCTCGACCTTGGCAGGCTTCGGCCGCAGGAAGAAAAGTGCTGCGCCGCCGGCAAAGGGCTCAACGTAGCACTCATGCGCGGGGAAAAACGGAAAAATGCGATCGGCCAGGCGACGTTTGCCGCCCAGCCATGGAATGATTGGGGATGCCATAGTTGTGAGAATGTGTTACCGTTGCCCCCGCCTGTACAGGTGGGACGGCCTCGGGTCGCTCACGGCCTTTACCCGTGGGTCGGCTGTCGGTCAAGCGGTTGCCGCCGCTCGGCCGTCGCCGTCTTTTAATGCTCATTGTTGTCAGCACAAAGGCTGATCTAGGAGATGTGAATGGCCAAGTTTCCCGATATAGGAAGCACACTCGCCGGTATCAGAGAGACAATGTCCGCGCTCCCGCAGAACATTCCACCAGAAACCTGGGTGCCGAAATCGATTCCCGAGTACGCGTTTGATACGATTCGCGAGCAGGTTCAAGATTTCGAGAAAGAACTCGAATCCGTTCCCGGTGCTTTTTCGGTGAGCCTCACGTCAGGCGGGTACGCGATGGCAGTGGAATCGATCAGCCTGCATGGCCAGTTCATTGCTTTTGTGGGCCGGGCAGACGACGGCTCACAGCTTCGAGTCGTGCAGCATTACACGCAGGTTTCGATAGTGCTCACCAAGGCCAAGCCGGTCAGCCCGAAAAAACCTATCGGCTTCTACACAGACTGATCAGATGCAAAACGCCCCGGTTTTTGGCCGAGGCGTTTCTTTAGCTCGCACTTGCTACGAGTCTGAGTAAATTCTGCATAACTTGATTCAAGCTGTCAAGCCTCTTTAAGGCCATCGATAAAGCACCCGCACCTATGGATCGCGACGATACTGCCCCACTCCCTCCCCCCCACCCGACCCCGCACAAGTCGGACGATTGGACGGAGGAGGAGCTGACTGCAGCCGCCGAGGCTTACCAACAGATGGTTGCCGCGGAGCAACGAGGTGAGCGCTTTACGAAGAAAGCAATCTATCAAGACCTTGCTGATCGCTTCCCTCGTACGGTTAAAGCCTTTGAATTTCGAATGCAGAACATATCAGCAATTCGAATGGACCTTGGCCTGCCGACTATCAAAGGCCTGCGCCCGGCCGACCACATTGGCTCCAACAAACGGCCACAGCTTGAACGCATCGTGAAAGAAATGAGCGCCGCCCCAGAGAAAAGCACGACATTCAAGTACGGAAACTCTCCGAGTTGGCATCTCCCCATAAATGCGATCATCGCACTAGGAGGGCGTGCGACACCGGCCCAGATTCGTGACCATATTTTGAAAAGCACACCCAGCTATCAGGTTGGAATCCTGCAAGCCGCTCTGTACAGGCTCTCAGTGAATTCTCCTAGCAGGGTTCATTACCCATCCAACACTCGCCCACGGATCTCAAATCAGGGTAACCAGTTTGATAGGCTGTTCCAGACCGAGTTCACGAAGGACTGCGCATACGAACTATACGATCCGGCCATCCATGGAACCTGGGAGATTTTCCGCGAACCACTACCGGACGGTGAAAGTCGGCTAAGCGTGCGAGAGGTCTCAGGCCCGACGGGTGATGAGGGAGATGCTGGACCAAACTCGCAAGATTTCGATCCAGATAACGTCAATGATACGCGGCGACGCAGGACAGGAATGCTGGTTAGCCGTCACGGCCAGGCCCTGTTCCGGCGCTCACTGCTCGTTGCCTATCGGGGCACATGCGCGGTATCCGGAAGCACAGTGGAGCATGTGCTCCAGGCGGCGCATATCCGAGCCTACAGCGGGCACGAAACTGATGTCATTTCTAACGGGCTATTACTTCGTGTAGACGTGCACACGTTGTTCGATAAGGGGCTGATCTGGGTAGACATTCCTTCCATGGCGATTAGAATCTCTGAGCGATTACGGCTAACGGAATATTGGGATTTCAATAACCGCCCGCTTGGCAAACCCTATATCTCAGATTTCTCACCAAGCCAGGCGGCATTCGAATGGCATTTTTGTAATCGCGTAAAGGAAGGGAAAGTATGACGCTAGGGCAGGGCGTCAATTCCCCTGTTTGCACTCGATAAGACCCACCCCCTCCATTTGCAAGGTCAGCCTGTACAGAGCCGCGCGCCGCGCACCTTCCACCAGCACGCGATATGCACTCGCCGGCCGCTGCAGCGCGGAATACGGCAGGTCGAATCTGTCGCACAGGTCCCGCAACCGAGGCCTGCCCCGCAAGATGTGGGCGGTCAGCATGTCGGTCACATCCCTCTCTCGGCTGTCTGCAGGCGCTTCCGGATTCAGCCACTCTGAGACCCGGCGCGCGCTGGTGGCGCCTTCCTCGCCCGTGCCGTACTGCGCCCGCAGGGTATGAAACCCAATTCCGTCGCCCAAGGTCCGTCCCATCAGCTTGACGATGAACACTGCCTGCGCGTGCCACTCATGCGGGGTCAGCCCAGACAATGCCTTGCGCTCGTACGCCACGTCGAAACGCTCCTGCAAGGCCTCGCAGATCAGCTGCGTCG